AGATGTCGAGATAAAAGATAATGGAGAGGTGACTGTATCTGCAGATGTTTCTATTTGGGAGGTAATAACATTATTAGGGGAACCTTCATAATGTTAAACAAACTACCCCACGACAAAGCCCTCCACGCAATAGGAGGCGTACTAATCCTACTAGTAGCACTACTACTAGGACTATCTATAGTAGTAGCTATGAGTATAGTAGCAGTAGCAGGTATAGGCAAAGAGATATATGACAAGATGCATCCCAAAAAGCATACGGCGGATATATGGGACATAGTGGCTACGGTGTCGCTGGCGATGCTGGTGGCTGTAGTGATGTATATAATACGGTAAAGGAGTATAGATGGATTATGGAATAAATGGAAGCATCAGTGTAGATGCAGCACGACCGATAGAGATAGAGTCTACTACACCTATAGCAGTGGTGGGAGATAGTGAGAGTGGTGTAGTAGGACTGCACTTTTATGGTAGTGCCACTCTGGCACTGGCTCATGTGGCAGGTGACACAGATGGTGTGCTACGCATAGCACTGGAGCTGATAGAGAAGCAGGGCGTAAGCTCTCCTATCATACTGGGAGTAGTGGCTACTGGAGCAGATGCCAAGGCAGATACTATCTCTATGATAGAGAGGCTCAAATTTGCAGAGGCAGAGGTGGGGTATAGACCCAATCTCATCATAGCACCTAAGTGGAGCTACAATGTGGATGTGGCGGTAGCTATGGTCTCTATGGCAGAGAGATTGTGGGCTACTGCGGTGGTGGACAATCTAGCAGAGGATGAGAGCGGGGCTCTAGCATATGCTGGTAACTTCTCATCTAGACACCTACTAATCTATGGGCCATATGTCAAGTACTACGACACGGTATCTGGAGCGGTGGTGCTAGGGTACGCCTCTGCTGTGATAGCTGGAATGATAGCTAGAACAGATGGAGAAATGCCATTTGGTGTAGCAGACTCAGTATCTAATCGTGCAGTGCTAGGAGTATCTGGTACAGATAGGATAGTAGAGTATGCAGATGGTCAAGACAGTGAGGCTAGACGGCTACGAAATGCGGCTATAGGATCTATAGTCAAAGATGTAGGATGGAGAACCTTTGGAGGTGAGACTACAGACATAGATCCTATCTGGCAGAGCCTAGAGAGAGTGAGACTCTTTTATGCAGCTCTTAGAGGGGTCATAGAGGCTTCTAAGTGGGCTAGAGACAGAAGAGCCAATGAGCTAGTGTATGTCAGAGACAGTATAGATAAATTCATGCGTGAGCTACGAGGTAATAATGTGGCTCTGGGGTTTGATATATATTTTGATATGAAGAAAAATACTCTAGCTACTGTAACTGCTGGACGGTTCTATCTGACAGTCAAGTGGCAAAACATGCCGACAATCAGAGAGCTGAATATAGAGATGGTCTATACCGATAAGTATGGGAATGTGTTGTTAAATTTTATCAATGGAGGTGAATAATGGCTAATATCAAAGACCCACGGACACTCATAGGGAGTGCTGTGTATATAGAGGGAGATAGATACATAGGTACGGTAGAGGATATATCTCTACCTGATATATCGTTCCAGACGATAGAGAGTGGTACAGCGGTCAAGAGAGAGACACCAGTACCCATCATAGATGCCATGAGTGCTACACTCAAAATCAGTGGAGAGGATAAGGCGGTCTACAAGGCCACAGCTAGACAGCTCTCAGAGCTAGCAGAGATAAGTATACGCAACGACACGACCACGGTGAGACATGATGCACTAGATGTCACGCTGGGTGGACGAGTCAAGGTGCTCAAAGCCCCTACGCTCAAAGCTGGGGAGAAAGTAGAGACAGAGATAGAGATAGCACTAGACCTGTATGTGTACCAGGTCAATGGTGTCAAGAGAGTAGAGATAGATGCAACAAATATAATATGTAGCATAGATGGTGCAGATCTGTTAGAGCAGACTAGAGCCAACCTGTAAGGAGGGAACAGTGAGAAAGATACAACTAGAGGGGACATACAAAGCAGGTGAGCAGACTATATCGGGAGAGATAGAGATAGCTGACTCTAGCATGGGGCTGATGGTAGATGCTGGGGAGCTATGCTCTCCTGAAAACAAGATAGGGTTTGGATTGGCAATAATGGCAGTGACAATAGATGTGCCGTACAATCAACTAAAACTGATGAGCACCAAGGATTATCTAGAGCTGAAAGAAGAGCTAGGGGATGCTCTCCCAAACTAGAGATAGGTAGTCAAGAGAGGCTACTAGATGGGATGATGCAGATATCGTCTCGTCTAGGGTTTGGCTATCTAGATCAAAGAGGCATGAGCATAGCGGTGTGGGAGCATTATCTCACTAGAGTGGTAGAGAGTATAGCGAAGGAGAGCGGATGAGTGGAGTAGTGAATTTCGGAATAGGTATCACACTAGCAGACCACTTCACAGGTAAGCTAAAGGGTGCTCAAAAGGGCGTAACCTCTTTTACTACCAAACTAGCTGGACTCTCTACTGTAGCCGCAGGGATAGGTGGCAAGCTCATGAGCACATTTGGAGACTTCTCAGAGAAGTTTGCAGAGGTGGCTCAAAAGCAGGGTGACATCATGTCTCTAGGTATAGACACCACTGGCATGGAGTCCATCACCGCCAAAGCGATAGAGTTCTCCAATGCATGGAGTGGTATATCGTCCAAAGACTTCATAGGTGCGTCGTATGATATCAAGAGTGGTATCTCCTCTTTGGGGGACACAGCAGTAGGAGAGATGACACGAACGGCAGGACTCACTGCCAAAGCCACAAAGAGTAGTGTAGACACAATGACCTCTCTCTTTGCTACAGGTTTCTCTATCTATGGTAAGCAGTTTTATGACTTTGGGTCAAAGACCATAAAGGGTTGGGAAAATCTGTCGCAAGAAGAGAAAGATATCAAGTTTGGAGAATACTTCTCGACAGGGATTTCTGCATCTGTTACGAACTTCAAGACAGATGGTGCGAAGATGTCCAATGCAATCTCTACTCTAGGAGCTACTGCAACAAAAGCAAATGTATCTCTAGCTGAGCAACTTAATATCATGGGGTTACTGCAGGCTACGATGGGTGGCTCTGACTCTGCTACAAAATATAAAGCTTTTCTAAATAAAGCAGGTGAAGCAGGGGAGAAACTCGGCTTGAATTTCAGAGATAGTAATAAGATACTCCTAGAGATGCCTATCATACTAGACAAGCTTAGAGAGAAGTTCGGGACTACTCTAGATGATGTAGAGAAAAAAGAGATAAAAGATGCTTTTGGGACGGATGAGGCATTGGCACTCATCGACCTACTCTATGATAAAAACAAAGCCCTAAAAAAAGGGATAAAAGACACTAACACACTCTTGACCAAGGGTGGAGTAGACTATACCAAGAAGATGGCACAATCTAGAGAGTATGGACAAGAGCTAGGCAAGCTAACAAACCAGATGGATAATCTAGGATATATAGTAGGCAAACAGCTAAGCCCTGCTATGGGGTGGCTGAGTGAGAAGTTTGGGGCTTTTATCAATGGGGTATCAACGTTCATATCTGGACACGAGGAGCTGGCACAGGCTCTAGCTACGGGGGCTGTGGCTTTTGCCTCTGTGGCTACTGTGCTAGGAACTGTAGGGATAGCAGTAGCAGGGATTAGCTTTGGGCTATCTACTCTAGGGCTGAGCTTTGGAGGGCTGATGGTATTGGCTACTCCTGTGGTGGCTGTGATAGGAGCTATAGGAGTAGCTGGATATACACTATATCAGCAGTGGGACAAGGTCTCTGACTCTATATCGGTCTTTGTAGAGGGACTACAGAGAGGGATAGGAGAGCTTAGCCCGTTTGTAGATAGAATCAGCGTGGCTTTTGCACCTATGATAGGGATGTTTGATGGGCTAGTGAAGAGTGTGAGAGAGTTCTTTGACTTTACCCCTAGTGATAATCTATCGGGATGGGGTGAGAGTGTAGGTAGAGGACTAGGTCACCTGGTGGAGATAGCTACTATATCGCTGGAGGGTCTGACGCGGCTATTTAACTACACAGTGCAGGGATGGAGTAATATCTTTTCGTGGGTTCCGGATGGGACTATGGCGGACTCATTGGGCGTAATAGGTGGCATATGGCAGAGTGCTATGGATGGGTGGGGTCTCATCATAGATGGTGGGATGAGCTTTATCCGTGGTGAGGTGGAGTGGAATCCATCTGCACTATTGAGCAGTATGTGGAGTGGTGGAGGGGCTATCCTCTCTACTGCACTAGATGGGTGGAAAGCCATCATCAAAGGGGCATGGAGTGAGATAACCACGCTCCTAGGATGGGACCCGATGAGTGTCATCAAGCCTCTGTGGGATGGAGTAGCCAAATTTCTAAGCGATGCACTATCCAATATCACCGCTGTATTTGACAAAGTGAAGGGTCTAGCCTCTAGCATAGGTGATGGTGCTGCAAATATAGGTACAGATATAGCCGATAGTGTCTCTGGAGCATGGGATAGTATAGTAGGTTTCACCAAAGAGGTAGCAGGAGTAGAGACCAAAGGAGCACAGAGCAGTAGAGTACCACTCACCACACCTAGTGCTAGTCTCAAGACAGCTAACATCCCTACTACAGTAGGTAGCAAGACAGAGAACAATCAGACCACCATCAACAACGGTCACAATAGCTTCACTTTTCATATCAAAGGGGATGACCCACAAGAGATAGCCAATAGAGTCAAGGGAATGCTAGACAGACAAAACAGAGACCAACAACAAAGGAGCATATAGATGAGTGGAAATATCATGGCTATATTGGGCTTTTTTGTATTTACTACTAACAAAAGAGAGTTTAGCTCCATCAAGAGAGATAGCAGCTACAAATTCGCAAAGGTAGAGAAGATAGCAGGTGGCACAGAGTATCATCCTGTAGGAGCAGTAGATCAGAAGATAGTGATATCTGGTGGGGTCAATGCCATAGAGGGAGGCAAGGACCCACTGCTGAGCCTCAGGGCGATGGCTAGTCTGAAGTGGAGCTATCCTATGTTTATAGGAGATGGTGACTATCTGGGGATGTTCGTCGTGGATAGCATATCTGAGACAGGTAGCAAGATATGGATCAATGGTGTGGCACTAGATATAGGATTTAGTATCACTCTGACGCGTACAGATAATCTGGGAATATTGTCATGGCTGTTTTAGTAGCAGTAGATGGAGATAGGCTAGAGGTCATATACCATGAGAATCACGATATACAGAGGGTATCATATCTGGAGTTTTTAGGAGCAAATAGAGGGCTACTACATAAAGATCTACTAGATGCAGGGGATAGAGTCAACCTCATAGAGAGTAGCATCCAAGACAAAATCATAAAGAGAGAGAGGGTAACACTATGGTAAGGGTACCTACTGTAATACTAGAGAAAGATGGCAATCCAATACTAGGCTATTTTCTCAAAGAGAAGCTAGTCTCACTCACATACATAGATGATATCGATGATAAGGTAGATGGTCTGACTATGGTGTTCTCCAAATTCTTCATCCCACCAAAAGAGGGTGACAAGATAAAGCTCTATCTAGGATATGATGGAATGGTAGAGGATATGGGGGAGTTCTACCCTATCGGGGTGAGAGAGGATTATGGTAGCTTCACCATGGAGGTAAAGCTCACTCCTGTGGACTTCTCTAAGCCAATCAAACAAAAAAGAACAAAGAGCTATAAAGATATCAAGCTCTCTGCTCTAGTAGCCAAGGTGGCAGGTAGAAATGGACTAAAGAGCAAAGTCACAGTAGAGGATATTACTATCAAATCCAAACAGCAGAGTGGACAGAGTGATATAGCATTCCTCAAGAGCATAGCACAGGAGTACAACGCGACATTTGCTATCAAGAGCAGCACAGTGATACTAGCTCCAAAGGCTAGCTCAAAAGATAGAGATAAACTACCAAAAATCTCTCTAGCACTAGCCGACATGATAGAGCTGGAGATAGAGTATAGCTACAAGAGTAAATACAAGAGTGCAGAGGCAAAATATAGAGATACAGAGAAAAACAAAGACATCACAGTCAAAGTAGGTGGAGAGGAACCTAAGCTGGTAGTGGAGGGGAGCTTCAAGAGTGATGCAGATGCAAAAGCCAAGGTCCAAGCAAAACTAGACAAAGCAAACGGTGGCACAGTAGAGGGTAGCTTCTCTACTACGGCTAGTGTCACAGCAGGGGCAATGCTCACACTAGTACTACCAGATAGGACGATAGAACATCTACAGATCAAGCAGGTACAACACACAGTCAATGGTAGTGGCTATATAAAACAGGTCAAATTCACAAAATAAAGGAGAGTTATGGAAACAATATCAAAGATATGGATAAACCTAGTCTACATCCCATTCGTATGGGCGATGCAGTACCTACATATGGATAAAGAGGTGCTAGGAATACTAGCCGTACTATTGGTTATAGATCTCATTACTGGATGGTCAAAGACAGTATCTCTAGGAGAGAAACCAAAAAGTAGGAGATTAGCCAAAGGCATCATAGCAAAGAGCGTACTGATACTCATACCGCTCGTGATGGCTCTAGGATTCAAGGGGCTTCATATAGACACTACAGCGGTGTTTTATGTGGTCATAGATGCACTTATATTATCAGAGACATACTCTATAGTAGCCAATATCTACACTATACGCACAGGGAAGTTTGTAGAGGAGTATGATGTCATATCAAAGATACTAAAACTCATCCGTACTATGCTCAACAAACTACTGGAGGATTAAATGAGGTCAGCCATAGCGATAGCTCTACTCACAGGAGTGATATCTATACTCTCATGGCTATTTATAGATAGAGGAAAAACAGAGCAGATAATAGAGACGCAGAACAAAGAGGCTGTACAAAAGATAAAAGAGAACTTCACACTAAAAATGAGTCTCAAAAAGATAGACAACAGGAGGGACTATGAGATACACTATATGGATAATAACGGCTCTTATCTTTTTTAATGGATGCTGTAGCAAACAGAGCATCACATATAAAAACAGAGATATACCCAAACAACAGCTATGGACAAGCACACTAAAAACACCACCCAGAGCCAAGATAGACAGACCACTACCAATCAAAGAGATAGTAAAAAACAAATCACAATGGCACTTATACAAGGCAGTCAAAGAAAAACAACTCAAAAAAGCGTCCATCACCACCCAAAAGGCAAGAAATGCACTAGATGAAAAGGATAGAGGATTAGGGTTTTATAAGTACCAAGTTGAGGAGCTCAATAAGATTTTAGGGTATTAGTGTCTTTTTTGGGTTTTATTTGGTGGGGTTTGGGTTGGGCGTACAACTACATTATCA